CCAGTTAGGCAGTGCCCAAAGTGCGGAGCTCTGCATCACACCGCAAAGAAGGTATGCGATGCGCAACACCTCGGAATGTATTTTCCTTGCGGCCATGTCTTTCCTGTCATCAAGCCAAAGGACGAAGCCATTGAGAAGTTCATCCAGGTCAGCAAGGCCATCGACATCAAAAAGCTAATCGAAGCCAACGCACATCACAAAGAGTACCGATCTCTCTTTGTGCTTGTTGAGCAAGTTTTCAACAAGGCAGTGCGCATATTTAACAACATCACACCTCAGCGACACATAGAAATCCAAAAAGAAATTCACGAACTTGCAAGGCTCTGGTGCCGCGAAAAGAACCGAAAGTTCAACGCCTTCCACAGAGACCTCGTGAATAATAAACTACACACATTATGCTCATCTCACACTACTCAAGCATCTACACCAAGCACGCCGACTCTGTCGAGCTTTCCGCATTCCTGGAAGGAGTCAGAACCGGCAAATGGCAGGACATAGTTCTGCAAGTTAGGTCAACATCTGACAAGTCAGAACGTGACAAGCTCAAGAAATCAGCCCCACTTGTAACCGTCTCAGGCTCATTCAGCGACCGCAAGGACGATGCGCTCAAAGAGCACTCAGGCTTCATCGCAATCGACATCGACAACATCGAAAACCCAGAAGAGGCGAAGAAGTTGGTGCAAGCAGATAGCTACATCTACGCAGCGTTTACTTCCATCAGTGGACATGGACTATGCCTTGTGATGCGAATCGATGGCACACGCCACGCTGATGCGTTTAATGGCATCGCATCATATCTCTACCACACATACCAGCTCATCGTTGACCAGTCCGGCAAGAACGTCTCGCGTGCTCGCTTCATCTCATACGACCCTTGGATTCACATTAACACCAAGGCAATACTTTTCAAGAAGTACCTCGCAAAGCCAAAGGAGCGCAAGCTTGCAAAGGTCGCAGTCATCAAAACTGATTTCGATGCCATGATCGCTGAGATGGACCGCAAGGGGCTCAACCTCTGCGAAGACTACTCCGAGTGGATTCAAATCGCCTACGCACTGGTGAGTGAATTCGGCGAAGGTGGTCGCGATTACTTTCACACGCTGTCATCACACTCCAGCAAGTACAACTCCGATGACTGCAACGCGCAGTACACAGCCTGCCTGAAGAACCACAGCGAGTCCAAGGGCAAGCGGTCCACCATTGCCACGATATACTACCACGCCAAGCAGAACGGCATACAAGCCTACTCCGAGCAGACCAAAGAGATCCTCCGCGCAGCAAGCTCGCAACGTGCTGCCGGATTAGGTCCTGATGCCATCGTCAAGTCGCTGGAAGCTTCCGGCATTTCACCGGAGCAAAGTCAGAAAGTTGTCAATGAGATAGTAGCAAAGGATATTAAATTCAAATCGGAGAACGTAAGCGCTGACATTGCGGCATTTATAAAGACTTTCGACCTTAAAAAAAATGTAGTAACGCGCAAGATTGAACTCAACGGAAGGGCCATCGATGACAGTGATATTAACTCGATTTTCTTAGACTGCAAGGCCGTGTTCAAAGAGGCCACAAAAGACCTGGTGACGGCCATCATTTTCTCCAATCGCATCGATACATACAACCCATTGCATGAGTTCTTCGAGCAAGACCTGCACACTTCCGACCTTTGCCCGAACCTCACCCATCTGCTTAACTCAGTAATAACCGACACACCTGATGCAGACAAGTGGATCTGCAAGTGGCTCGTCTCAGCCGTTGCCTCCGCTTACGGTCATCACTCGCCACTTGTGCTCATCTTCTCCGGTGAGAAGCAAGGCACAGGCAAGACTCACTGGTTCCGCTACCTTCTACCCAAGCAGCTGCGCTACCTATTCGCTGAGTCAAAGATGGATGCTGGCAAGGATGACGAGATTCTAATGTGCCTGAAGTGGATGATTCTCGATGACGAGTATGGCGGTAAGTCCAAAAAGGAAGAGAAGCGACTCAAGGAGCTAACCTCAAAAGAGTTCATAAACGTGCGCGAGCCTTATGGCCGCGTGTCTGTCGACCTTCGCCGCTTGGCTGTCTTCTGCGGTACATCCAACGAAACGCAGATACTCAACGATCCAACCGGAAACCGCAGGCAGCTGCCGATTCACATCCTTGATATCGATCAGGAGCAGTACAACAAGTGCGACAAGGTTGGCCTATGGCGTGAGCTGTATGCCATGTATTGTGCCGGATGGGATTACACCATACTGCGCGAAGATATCATTGCGCTCAACGAGTCAACCATGACCTTCAAGCACTCGACTCCAGAAGAGGACCTCATCCACAAGAAGCTGATGCCTGGAAGCGCGACCTCATACGGCGAGTGGATGTCGCTCACCGAGATACAGCAGTGCTTACTGGTGGAGACTAAACTCAACTTCTTGAATCTTCAACGTATCGGATCGATTCTCACTGCGTTAGGTTATCAGAAGGATCGCAAGCGCAAGGGCTCATCAATCGTCACAATGTACTATGTCAGCCGGAATCCGATGTAATTTGTTGCAGCTTGTTGCAGCTTTGTTTTTTGAAGTTGCAACATCTCAAAGCCACTCATACCAAAGGCTTCAGCGATTTGTTGCAACTTACACCCTTTTTTCTATTAAATAACAATATATATATGCACACACACACACACACACACACACACACACATAGTATATATGGAGGCACTTTTTTGTTGCAGGCTGCAACAAATGGCTGCAAGCCTTGGCACCATTGGGATAGAGCCGTTTTTTCGCTGTACATCTTGTGTTGCACCATTAGCAAGCTGCAACAATTATGAGCGAGATTAAAGCCCAGGCGAAAGCATTCACAAACCTTTGGAACTCGCGCCCCGACTTGCGTGGAAGAGTATTTGCCATCAACAACAACAGCGTGAACGGCATCAAGGGAGCCATGAACAAAGCCATGGGAGTGGTGCCTGGTGTTGCAGACATGTGCTTTCTGAAGCCGGAAGGTCTGACATGTTGGATTGAGTGGAAGACCGACACCGGAAAGCAGTCACCGCATCAGGTGAACTTCCAACGGCTCTGCTTATCTTTGGGCCATGAGTACCACATCGTGCGAAATGAAGAAGAATTTTTAACAATCATAAATTCATAAACAATGAAAATAACCAGAGACATAGCAATCGAATTGCTAACGAAAATTGGATGCAAAGACTTGAGTGATAAAATGCATCCCAACAAACCAGATAAGAAATATTTTCGATATTATATCGGAAAATCATCTTGGGTAAATTTTAATATTGATTATCCAGGATATGAGAGAATGCAAGTGTCTGCAAACAAAAGGCTTTATATTGATGACATGGTAAAGTTTGATGATCTTCCATCTTATTTGATTAAGCATAAAATAATTAAGCCAACATGCGAAGAAGATATTTCGCTTGAGCCTAAGTACATCGTCCTATGACCACCGAGCAGAAGATCATCCACTACATGACCACGATGGCACCAGCCGACTGCACGCTTGTGGATGGGCCTACAACTTACACCTCAACGCAGCAGGCGCATAAGTCATTCGCCAGGCATCTGATCACAGCAGAACGGACGAGCCAAGTTTATCGAACGTACTTGCTGAGATGCTACAACTGGCTGAAGCTTCTGCACAAGAATAAAATTAATTTGCAAAACACAAACAAATAAATAACTTTGCACAATGATTACAGAAAAACGAGGCGGTAGGCGATCAGGTGCCGGGCGTAAGTCCATGTATGGCGAAGCCATGGCAACGATATCCTTTCGCGTTCCGGCATCAGCCAAAGAGACCGTGCGCATGATGGTCCGCAATTATCTTCTGACATTGACCATAGAGCGCAAGCGACATGAGCCGGAAGCAGGTTGCTAAACTTAAAATCACACACTATGACAGCTTACCAAGAATTTAAGACGGACCTTTGCCAAAAGCACTTTGGCATTGACAGCATCAACATCGGGCATGAGAATTACTTCATCTTCCTTCGCGACATGGATGCAGCACCAGCGAACTATGACCCAATTGATGATGATGACCAAGAGCGCGAACTCGATGCCATCGACAGAGATTGCGAACGATACCATGCACGCAAAGATGACTAACCAAACCACAAGACTCAGGGCCGGCGTATTCGTCGACTCTGAGTACATGCGCGACCATTGCTACTTTGGCTACTTAACACATCCGGCACTTGAGTATGACATTGCTGTGGCCATTACAATCGATGATGTGCGCAAGTTCGGCAAGATCAACAAGCTTGTGCTAAGCAAGGAGAACGATGTGCAGTATCGCTTTGGCATACTCACACCAACAGCCGATAAGAGCGGCATTGCTGGCTATACTTCCAAGGCTTTCATCGATGGGAAGCTGCACGATTTATTCATCTATCAATCGCAGTATGAGGAGATAGTTGATCGAGGCTTTAGCATCAACATAACCGAAGAGGGGAAGATGTACGAAAATTTAGTAAATTTGTAGCATGCCACTATTCCAAGGAGACAGTCAGGACATCATCAGCATGAACATCCGCAAGCTTATTGGCGAAGGATATTCACCTGAACAAGCCACCGCGATTGCACTTGCAGAGGCTGAGAAGTACCGCGCAAGACGCAGACGCTAACATCGTGTAAACATCGTAAACCATGAGAGAAGGCAGAAACGGAGGCAAGCTTAGAACTGGAGGCACAGGCGCAGGGGGGAGACCTCCAAAGCTTCCAGACCTTCACATCTTGCTGGCCAACGTGCTGGGCAAGGAGAACAAGGACGGCATAAGCGCAGCCGAGGAGATACTGATGGCACTGCACGCCAAGGCGAAGAAGGGTGACACCAGAGCAGCGGAGTTGCTGCTTGACCGAGGATATGGCAAGCCAAAGCAGACAAGCGAGACCACGCTAAAGACCACCGAGCCGCTTGTCATCATCAAGACCAAGGAGGACAATGCTTAAGGCAATCGGCACCGGATTGCTGCTCACGCTGTTCATCATTGCCTTGGCGTGTGGGCTGGTGCTTGTGGTTCGCAACATCATCGACTGCATGCCGGATCCGAATGACGAGGAGGATTGATGAACTTCGAACTCACTGGAAGGCAGACCACGGCATTCGAGGCAATTGAGTCAGGAGAGTACCGTGTCATCGTATTCGGCGGCGCGATAAGGGGAGGCAAGACTTACTGGCTGCTTCTGACTCTCAGCTACCTTGCACTGCAATATCCGCGCAGCCGGTGGGTGATTATTCGCCGGAGCCTGCCTGACCTTAAGCGCACAACCTTTCCAAGCTTCAGTTCGATCCTGAATGACGGCATCAACCAGTATGTGGAAAGTTGGAACCGAGACACACAAGTGGTGACCTTCATCAACGGCAGTGAGCTCCTGTTCATGGCCGAGAGTTACGATGATGACAAGGACCTAAACCGATTCAAGGGATTGGAAGTGAACGGCGCAGGGCTGGATGAGGTGAACGAATTGCAAGAGCAGACCTTCTACAAAGTGCAAGAGCGTATCGGCAGCTGGAACAAGGCGCACGGCAAGCCGCCGATTGTGTGCTTGGCAACGTGCAACCCAGCCAACAACTGGGTCAAGAGCATCATCTACGAACGCTATAAGGAGGGCACGCTGCCGGAGAAGTGGACATTCATACCAAGCAAGATAACCGACAATCCGCACATCCCTGCCGAGTACCTGGAGAGCTTGAAGGAACTTCCACCGGTCCAGTATGCTCGCTTCGTGGAAGGCGATTGGGATGTGATGGACGATGTGGCGAATCCGTTCCTGTATGAGTGGGCTGATGAGAAGCACATCGATGACAGCGTGCAGCTGAATCGCAATGTGCCGGTGCATGTGTCTGTCGACTTCAACATCAATCCGCTTTGCGCCTTGGTGATTCAGCACGTTGGCAGAGGCGCGGTGGTAGTGGATGAGATCAAGATTGAGAAGGGCAGCGTGGATGCGTTCTGCGATGCGGTGCTTGCGCTTGGCGTGCCGATGGGCCTCATCAGGA